CACCTTCTTTCCATCCATAGAAGCAGATCTCAAACGCGCCCATGAAGTCCTTGCGGGTGAGCACCGGATGCTGCTTGTCCCACACGATTCCCTGGCTGAAGTAGAGCTTGTGCTTCTTCAGGGCCGGCGGGTAGTTCCCGAGGTTGGCGTAACCTCCCCAGGCATAGAACGCTCGCCCGGGCTCCAGCACGCGGGCGATATTCCCGAACCATGCGTCCAGCAACCGGTCGAACTCCTCGTTGCTGACGAAATCGTTCTTGAGCGGCCGGTCTTTCGCTCGCATCTTGCGGTGTGTCGCCTGGGCCTTCTCCGGATGGCGGTTCACATCGAAGTTCTGGTGATGCGTGCTGGAGAACGACGACAACCCCGCGGCAATGGCATTGTTCGACCGCGGCTCGACCCGCACGTTATACGGCGCATCTGTATTGCAGAGTTGGATGGTCGCGCCATCCAGCAGCCGGTCCACGTTGGCGGCGTTGCCCGCGTCACCGCACAGCAGCCGGTGGTCGCCGAGGATCCACAGGTCGACGGGCTGTGTGATCGCCTCATCGGGCGGCTCGGGCACCTCGTCGGGGTCGGTCAAACCCTCGGCCACGCCGGGATCGAGCAGCCTGGCGAGCTCGTCCTGGTTGAACCCGAGCAGCTCGAGGTCGAAGTCGGCCGCCTGGAGATCCTTCAACTCGATGGGCAGCAGCTCGTAGTTCCACTCGGCCAGCGTCGCGGTCTGGTTATCCGCCAGGCGATAGGCTTTAGCTCGCTCGGGCGTCAGGTCGCGGGCGACATGCACGGGTACCTGGGCCAGGCCCAGCTTCTTGGCCGCCTTCCATCTTGTGTGGCCGACGATGATGACGTTCTGCTCGTCGACCACGAGGGGTTGCCGGAAGCCGAACTCGCGCAGGGACGCCGCCACCGCGTCCACGGCCTGGTCATTGATGCGGGGATTGGCCTCGTAGGGGCGGATATCGTCGATGTTCACCAGCTTGACGTCCATGTCACGATCTCCTGCAGAGGTTGCCCGGGTGCTCCGGGGCACTTCCGGGGGTGTTCGCTACTCCCAACAAACAAAAACGCCGCGCGTGACCGTTCCCCCGGCCATCTCCTGCCAAAATGGCAGGGTAGGACCCGCCGCACTGGCGCAAATGGCGCGTTCCTGGTGTAATTCATGGCCCATTTGCGGCCCGTTGGCCCACGGCGGGCCGGCTCTGCGGATTGGGCTCGTTGGCCACATCGCATCGACCAGCGCGATGCGGGTCAGCGTGGCGCGTCTGTGCGGCGCTGGTGCCAAGCACTCTCTGACACGGCTCGAACGCGCCGCACCAGTTGGCGGCTTGGACAAGAGGCCACTGCCCGTAGTCGTATTGGAGGTGTTCATCTTCTCCACGAAACCGCCCAACGCGCGGCGGATTCCGCCGGCATTCGCCTTCGAGACATTCGTCCCACTCTTCCTCCCTCAACTCGTCAGCCGTCTTGTAGCCGCCGGGGCTGAAGAACCGACAATCGAAGCAGCGTGCGTCCATGGGCAAACCGTCCTTTCCGGAACTTTTCACTTTTCACCCCCCCCTCGCGTATACGCGCGCGTACAGCGGCGCGAGGGGGGTAGGGGGAACAGTAGAATAGTTAGAGAGAATTCTTCTTTTTCCATTGTGTTCCTGCGTCTTTCGCTACCCCAACTCTTCACCTTGCGAGGGTGAAAAGTTGTCGAACAGTTGCCCGCTACCCGGTCAAGCCCGCGTAACTTTTCACTCTTCGACGGCACCATTCACCCGCAGCCGGTAGCTGACGGCCCTCGGCCCCGGGCCGGTACGCTGGTCGGGCACGGGTTCCACGTCCCCACGCAGAATCAGCGTCTTCATGATCTCATCCAGTTCCGTGCTCTTTCGTTTCATCCGCTTGAGGAGTTTGCTGTGGCTCAGCGTCAGGTCCGGCGCGGCGCGGAGCTTCCCGATGACCTTCAGGCAGTCGGCGTCGAATTCGCTATCCGCGACGTGGCTGGAGGCCATCAAGAGCATGCGCCGGGTCTGGTGCAGGACGAACCGCGACGCCCAGCGGGCAGCCTCGACACCGATGCGCGGCGAGCGGTAGTTCTCGCTGACGGCATACAGCAGCGCCAGCTTGCGGACCTGCTCGCTCACGCGACCCCAGACGGTCGTGCCCACCGAGTCGTTGTTGGCCTCGGCCCGGGCGTACTCGGTCTCGGCTTCCTCGCGCGTCTCCACCAGTTGGGCCAACGCCCCGTCGGTCTGCTCCACGATGGCCGGGACGGGATGCCACTCCTGGAGGTTGCCCCGCCCGGGGCGGTAGTCCGCCCACCAGCGCGCCGTCTCCAGGACGCGGGCAGGCAGCTCAACGATTCGCGGCTCCTGGCCCTTGCACCGCGGGCCCGACTCCAGGATCACCATGCGGGCGAAGAAGCCATTCGTGAGCATCCGCTCGGACAGCGCCTCGTAGTAGTGGTTCGGGATCGCGGTGCCGAAGATGACCAGATTGGGCTGGTCGATGACGCCCGGAGACGGCTTGCCCGCCTTGCGGCGCATGGGGAACACGCTGTTGGACGCCGAGTACATCGTCAGCAGCGTGCTCATCACATTCTCGTGCCGGGCATCCTTGGCCTTGTTGATTGACTGGAGCATCCCGTCGATCTCGTCGGTCTGGAACAGCATGCAGGGGTTGATAAACAGCGCGTCCTGCACGCCCTCGCCGGAGGCGAACCGGTCGCCCAGGCATTCCGACAACCCGATCTCGTGGACGATCCGCGTGTTCACTTTGCGCGGGTGGTCCTTGCCCGCCGCCGAGTGCGCCAGGCCCAGCAGGTAGACGTTGGTGCGATTGTCAGCCGGGTCACGCACGCGCCGGCCTGCCAGGAACGCCTGAAGTGCGAGAGCTCCACAGAATGCCATGACCGGATTGGGATAGGGCGCGGTCGCAAGGCAGTAGTCCATGACCTCCCCGACGAACCCGGGCACGCGCAGCAGTTCGTCGGGCAGCGGGCCGGGGTCGAGAGGCCGTTCCGCCGAGCGGGGCTCGGCTTTGTCGGGTGAAGATCGCGGGGAAACCCCGAACTGCGACAGGTCCACGTCGCCGGTTTCTGCGGGCACCGGCTCGTAGTCCGGATCGAGGGCCCGCCGAAGGTCGTGCCAGGTGTAGTCCTCCCCGCGGTTGTGCTTGTTGCAGTAGGCCAGCTTGCCGTCGCCGCCAACCAGCACGGCGATATCGCTGCCACCGGTTGAGACGATCTCGGGATTGATCGGGCAGCGTTCCAGCAGCAGCATCGTCTTGTCGCCGTTGCGGCGCTCGCCCTTGACGACCACGCCCCGAGCTTCGAGCCAGGCCCGGACGCCTGAGGCCGTGCAATCGATACGATCGCACGGTGCGGTGCGGGCTGAGTCCATATCATCGCGGTTCGGTGCCGCGGGTACGCCGGCCAGTTGGTCGAGCAGTTCACGCGGTACCGGCGTGACCGCCTCGGGCACCTCGAGCAGCTCCGCCCGCCGGTGTGGACGGTCGTCTAGGCCCGCCACATCGCGCAGGTCGTCGCCCTTGCGGCTGACCGTCCCGACCAGCTTGACGATTCGTGCCGGGTTATGCACCGACCGGTCCACGGCGACCGTGTCGTCGTCGAAGCGCTGTGCAATCGCGTCCAGGACGCGCTTGACCAGTCCGCCGTCGTCGGTGGGTAGGTCGAGCCGATAGAGCAGGTGATAGCCGTTGCCGGACATCGCCATGACGGGCGGCGGCCAGCCCGCGGCGGAAAGATGTTCGGCGACGGCGTGAGCCCGTTCGAGCGCCAGGGCCAATTCGGTATCCGTCGAGCTGATGCCCGCCGGCCGGACGGGATCAATGTCGACCAGCATCCAGCGCCGGCAGATGACGTCCTTGTCCTGCGTGGTCTCGCGGGCGCGCGGCTTGATCCGATTCGCCGACCGCGCCAGCAGCGCCGGCGCCACCGGGTTCAGCGTGACGTAGATGCCCGGCGCGATGCCTGCCCGATCGAGCGACGCGACTTCCTCACCGGCTTTCTCGATGGCATCGGACGTGAAATAGCCCGAGCAGGTGTAGGCGTACTTCACGTCCGGGCGGTCGCGGCAGCCGGGGGCGCGCACCTCGAACACGTCCCCGGGCTCGAAAAGCAGCTCGAGGAAGCGGCAGATCGTGGCTCGTGGCGCAGCCTCACCCATCTACGACCTCGCGATGACGAATTCGGGCGGCAGCCAGTGGATCGGGAACGCCATGAACGCCGAGCTGTGGTCCCGGTTGAACTGCTCGTGCCCGGCCGGGCAGCCTTCCGGGAGCCGCTGCAATTCGGCGCTGTACCACGTCCGGAACACGTTCATATCACCGAGCAGCCAGCGGCAGATACTGGTGTCACCGGCGAAGCCGTAGAACAGGGCGTCGCCCCAGCCCTCGAGGATCTTCGCCAGCTCGGTCTTGCTGCCGTAAAGGCGCCGCGTGCGGATCGTGAACTCGTCGCCGTAGCGATCGGCGTAGGCGGCCCGCCGCACCCGGCACGCGATCCGCACGGCCGACGAGCGCAGCACGATCAGGTCGGTGTTGCGCTGCTGGTCCTCCTCGATCGGCGCTTCGAGGATCAGGTGCCGGGCGACGATCTCGCGGATCTGCGGGATGAACCGGTCGGACCAGCGTTTGTCGTCCTGCCAGTCGCTCATCGGGCCTCCTTGCCCCAGCCGACAAAGCCGTCGATCTGCCGGCGGTTGAACATGTCCAGCCGGCGCCCCGCCGTGGCTCGCCGCACCATCTCGTAGAACGCCTCGGGCTTCTCGCTGTGCTTGCCCCGCGGCGCCTCGAAGCACGCGCGAAAGGCCTTCGTGTCGATGAATTCGGGGCTGCCGCGGCGGGCGTACAGTGCGAACTCGCAGTTGAACTGCGGCAGGCCGACCGGCTGGAATCCGCCGGGCTTGTGCCAGACAAAGGTGCAGACGTACTTCAACCCCCAGCGCTCGAGCAGCCGCAGCGCCAGCGGCCAGAAGCGCTGCGTGGTCCACAACCACACGTGGCAATCCTCGGCCGCCGGGATGGTCAGCGCCGCGAGCTGCTCCTCGTCCATCGTCGGGTAATCGAGGTCGGTCTGGTTGGGCCGGCAGTTGCGTTCGATCTTGCGCATCGGCCAGGGCGGGTCGATGACGATCACGTCGAAGACGCCGGTCGGCGCCTTGGCCTCGCGGGCGGCGATCCGGTTGAGGCGCTTGGCCGTCTCCTGGCGGCGCAGCTCGCGGACGACATGAGCGGTCGTCGCCCTGCCTTCAAGCACGGCCCGCGCCTCGTCAGGATGCTTCTCGATCAGCTCGGCCGCCTTGATGACCGCGGCCTTGGCCGGGCCCTTGCCGCTGACGACCCTGGGCTCGATGTCGGGATCAAGCGACCTGGCCTTCTCGACGGCCTCAGCGAAATGCCCATCCCGGCGAATGGTTTTCTCGTCGACGCCGTGCTCGCGGGCCAGGCGTTCCGCGGTGTTTGGGACGGACATTTTGTCCACCCCAAACGTGCGGCCACTGCGTCCGTGTGCCGCCTTCTTCAGCCGGTTGTACCGCCGCCCCCGCAGCAAAGCCGCCTGGTCGGGTGTGAGATTCCGCCGACCGAGCTGGTTGGCGTCGATCCAGTCGGCAGCCGCATCTCTGTTCGGCAGACTCAACTCGCGCGTCTCGTAGTCGATGCCGTAGCGGTCGCAGATCTCCTTGCGGTTGTGGCCATCCAGCAACACCCGTTGCTCTGACCAGACGATCAGCGGATCGAGGCATCCGTCACGGAGAAGGTTTTCCTCCAGGCCGATGCGTTCCTCGTCCGTCAACGGCGGGATGAGGCTTCGAAACTCCTCATCGACTACCACGTCGCATTCCGTTGCGCACATAATCACCTGCTACATCTCCTCAGAAAGGAACTTCGCTGTCATCCGGGGGCCAGTCGGGAACTTGTAGGTCGCCATCCTCACGCTCGTCGCCGCCATCCAGGCGCGGCGGGATCGGTCCGAGCTGGTAGTCCGTGATGCGATCGAATTGCTCGCCGGTGGCCGAACGCACCGTGATAGCCTTGGTTTCGGCGATCCCACCGGCCTCGCAGATATCTACCGCCTGCTCGGCGGTCTCGGGCACGGGTTCGTTCGATCGCTGCCGCCACCAGGCCTCCGCCTTGGCCCGCGCATAGCCGGTGTGCTCGACGCAGACCCACTCGCTGTGGTAGTCATTGAAGCCGCAGCGGTAGTCGACCCGCATCGTGCGCGGATGGTCTTCCGGTGCGTTGCGTTTGATGTGCACGGAGAAGTACACGTCCTGCACTTCGTGCTCGGTCTCCGTGATCTCGCCGGAGAGAATGCCTGCCGTCGAGGCTTGGTGGTCATGCTGCTCGCGCCGAGGCGGCGGGAACTCATGGCCGCACTCGGGACAGATCGCGTAAGCAGCATGGATCACCGCCTGGCACTCCGGGCACTCCTTGGCCGGGGCTTCACCATCACCTTGGCCCGGATCCTTGATCCGCAGGTCGTCCACCGGCCCGTGGCGCAGGATGTTGCCACCGAAGTCGAGCACAAGGCAGTCAGTCTTGCCCGGATGCAGGCGAAAGCCCCTCCCGACCATCTGGTAGTAAAGCCCCGGCGAGTTTGTCGGGCGCAGCAGGGCGACGCAGTCCATGTTTGGCGCGTCGAAGCCCGTGGTCAGGACATTGACGTTAACCAGGTACTGGAGTTCTCCGTTGCGAAATCGCTTCAGTGTCTCGGCGCGGTCGAAAGGCAGCGTCTCGGCGTGGACGAACCCACAGTCGTGTCCACCCTCGGTAAGCACGCGCTGCACGTGCAGGGCATGTTGCACACCGGCCGCGAAGATCAGGACCGAGCGGCGGTCCTGCGTGTACTCGACGATCTCCCGGCAGGCCGAGCGGACCAGCGAGTCATCGTCCATAAGCTGCTCGACCTCGCCGGCGATGAACTCGCCGCCCCTGATGTGCAGGCGTGACGTGTCCACCTTCCGCTTGCCCGCCTTGCTCCTCAGGGGACAGAGGTAACCCTGAACGATCAGCTCGCGGACACCGACCTCGTAGCAGATGTGGTTGAGCAGGTTGTCCGGCCCGCAAATGATGCCGGTAGTCATTCGGTACGGGGTGGCCGTCAGGCCGATCAGCCGCACGTTCGGGTTAACCACCTTGGCCTCAGCCAGGAACCTCCGGTACATACCCTCGCCGTCGGGCGGGATCATGTGCGCTTCGTCGATCAGGATCAGGTCGAACCGATCCATTTCCGCCGCGCGGCGGTAGACGGACTGGATACCCGCCACGATGATGGGGTGCTCGGTGTCACGGCTCTTCAGGCCCGCCGAGTAGACGCCGATCTGGTTCCACAGGTCCGGGGCCATCACGTGCAGCTTGTCGACTGCCTGCTCAAGCAGTTCCTTCACGTGAGCCAAGATCAGCACCCGACCGTCCCATTGCTGAACGGCGTCGCGGCAGATCGTGGCCATCACCGGCGTCTTGCCCCCGGCCGTCGGGATGACCACGCAGGGGTTGTCGTCCCGCGTTCGCAGGTGGTCGTAGACGGCACTGACCGCCTCAATCTGGTACGGCCGCAATGTGATCGTGGACAACGGTGGAGATGACAGCAGCCCTTGCGTCATGCCACCACCTCCGTGCCGTCGGGCAGGATGCAGCGGCTGTCCATGATCGGGATCGTGTAGAGCGTGTCGCTACGACGGCCGAGGTAGCCCAGGATGAACGCGTTGACCCATTCGACGGGCCGGCCCGTGCCATAGAGCGGAATCGGCTTGCACAGGCATCCGGCGCTTCTGGCCTGCACGATCTTGCCGGGCGACCAGATGTTCTGAATGATGCACGCGTCGGCCCGGTGCGTATGACCGTGGATGACGCTCTTGCCCTGGCTGATCTGCAGGTGGTTCTTCGTGGCGTGACGAGCGTATGACCATCCGTGCACAGCGATGATGCGTGAATTGATAGCGTAGTGCGGATAGGTTCCGTCGGCCGATCCGTAGGGCACATACGAGAACTTCGTTCGCCCCTTGGTCAGTCGAATGCGCGGCGCGAGCATCGAGTACGCTCCGCGCCCCTCCGCGGCGACCGCCGCCCACCGGTCGAGGCGGTACTCGTGGTTGCCCTCGACCATTACCAGCCGGCCGCAGACCTTCTGGAGGCGGTCCAACAGCGCAT